AACCATTAAGGTATGGAGGTCATTTGCGGGAAATGAAGGCCAAGAGTATGCCGTTAATGGGGTAACAAACACGGGGTTTGCAAAAGGTGATGGTACTGAGATGGTTGATGGTAGTAACAAAGTAAAGCGTGATGTCCTGCTTCTATTTATACAAGGGCAAACAGCAACTTGTACGGACTATAACTCATGGAAAAAGTACAAATCGTATGGTGGTGGTGGTCGCACTGAAGACCCAATATACGATAATCATTCTAATACTATTAAAGTGGATGGAAAAAAAGATAGAGACTTAGCAAGAAACTTATATTTGATGGGTGACAATGCAAAAGGTAACCACACCAACGACAATCATCTTATGTTAGAAATAGATTTAAAAATTACTGCGACTATTCGGGGAATGCAAGTGCAAGGCGTGGGTGGTGCAGGTGCGGGTGGTTCAAATGTTATGACTACATCATCAGTTATTTTTACACAAAAAATACTTAGTAGTATGGATGCTAACGATGTACTATTTAGAAAAAACCCAGTTAAAGATACGCAGGTGAAATAATGGCATTTTTGCAGTCAGTTTCCCGTTATTACACAACCCCATCTCCTGATGGTAATGGTCAGTACATATCTACCCGTAAGTACACTAACGGAATAAAATACTACAGTTATATGTCGGTAGAGGGTGACACTTTTGATCGCCTTGCCTATCGTGTTTTTAATGATTCGGAACGGTATTGGGAAATAGCGGACCTAAACCCACATGTACCTTTTCCTGACGAAATACCGTTTAACACCACCCTCAGGATTCCCATTAAATGATTTTTAAATCCCAAAGCCGCATATCACCGAGTATTGATTTTACAATAAATAATACTCCTACTAAAAGCGCGTCTATTGTTAAAATGGAACTTGGTATGGGGGAAAATAATCATGACATTTTGCGGGTGTCTCTGGCTGGTGTACCACCTCGGCTAATAACCGAATATCTATCCAAGCCTGTGTATTGTTATTGGGGATTTGGTATAGACCACCATGAGTTTTGTGGGTATATTGCTTCAGTAGAACCTTCCTATACTGGGACAGACGGTACAATTCCTGGGAGCACATTTCAATTAGTTGAACTTATCTGCATAGGCGCTTCCTATAAAATGCGCGCTAAGAAGACACGGCTGTGGGAAAATGCTTCTATCCAAAGCGTTGCTGTAGAATTGGCAGACTTATATAAGTTTAGTGTGTCCACCGTTTCTGAGTCTTTTGCATATCCAAGAATTATCCAAACAGAGGAGTCTGACTGGGCGTTTCTAAATAAGGTTGCAAAAATGTATGGTTTATCTGTCTCTGTTCATGGGACCCATATACATGTGTGGAATCCGCAGAACTCATTGGGGAGACAAATCTCGTACCATGAACTCAAGAATATCAAAGCGCGTAACGGTGCCACAAGCACCTACCCCGCAACCATCTTGTCAATGAGGGGTGTGTTTGGTGATTCAATTAGCGCAACTAACACACATGTTCACTTGGCGACAGTTCTTGATAATCAAGGTAATATTTATACATCAGATAGGTTTGATGAAACTAGTGGGTTTGGTCAAAAAATTGACCTAGGAATAACAGACAACATTAGTGTTAATGCCACATCTACCATTATGGCTGACACTCTTGTTGCGGCTAGGACCCGCGGGATCAGTACTTTAACGGCAAACTTGTCTTTGACAGGTACGGCAGGTGCTCTTCCTGGTGGGATTGTCAACATTTCTAACTTTGAATCTAACTTTGAAGGGTTTTGGTATGTCAAAGAAGTTACGCACACCATTACCCGTGATGAGTTTTTTACGGAAATGACTGTCTCTAGAGAAGACACTAACGATATTGCTTCGTATATGACCATGTCATCAAGAATTCCTGAAATACCAAGCCCAGCATTTATTAATAATCTTTGGCAAGCGTCAACTCAATTGGAGGATATCTATGTCTAGGATAATCCTTAAAAGTTTTTCAATCATTTTTATAGTAATACTTGTTATGAGTGGTTACATTTCATGGTGCATTTATAATGTATATAAAGAATACGAGGATGGTCGTAAATGAAGTCAATATTCTTGCCATTTCAATTTAAAAATGGGCAAGTCGCTACTGTAGGCGACTTTGACTCAATTATTAAACAAGAGATATTGGACAACCTTGCCGTATCCAGGCAAGAGCGCGTAATGCGCCCTGACTATGGCGTTGGTGTATACGGCATGCTGTACGAGATGGTTGACCCAATTGTTTGGTCAGATTTCAAACAAATGGCTATCAGTGAAATCTCCAGTAATGTTACTGGGGCAACCATATATGACATTACGATTTCAACTGGTGATCAGCCACAGTACGGTGATACCGAGACAGCAGTGTCTGTTTCAGTGTCTTATCAAATAGCACCCTCACAAAAATCCAGTGTTACACTGAGTGTGAGCGACATTTTAAGCGAGGAAAATTATGCCTAATTTTGACTATACATCCCGAGATTACAACTCAATTAGGGCGTCTCTTCAGGCACGGGCTAGTGCATCTATTCCTGAATGGTCAGGAAATAGCAACTCAGACTTTATGTCATCCCTAATTGACTTATGGGCGTATAACGCTGACATTCTTCATTACTATATTGATCGCGCATCTACAGAAGCATTTTTGTCAACTGCTACCCAGCGTGAGAGCGTTTTATCAATGGCAAATCTTTACGGCTATACGCCTAACTACATGTCTTCGTCAACTACTACCCTAACCATAACCAATAGTGGCGCTTCTGTAACAATTCCCGTAAATACACCATTTAAGTCAACAAACGACTTGTATTGGTTTAATGAACTAGAAACGACTATTCCCGCAAACTCCACAAATACAGTATTTGTAAAACAAGGAATTAAATACTTTAATGAGGCTGTTAGTTCAGATACTGATAACACATCAACTCAAAGTAATGGTAACCCTAGCCAACGATTTAACATTTATAGAACAGCAGTAGACCCCGCGTCTGTTGTGGTTAATGTTGCTGAGGGGGAAAATGGGTCAGGTAAAACTTGGGCACGAGTCAACAGCATTATTCCATACAATTCTAACGACTCAGTATTTGCGATATCAGTTACATCAAAGGGAGTTTGCCAAATCATATTTGGTAATGGAGTTAATGGACGCATACCACCTATTAACGCCGCAATTACGGCTACCTATGTTAAGTCAGACGGAATAAAAGGTAATGTTTCTGCAAATAATATTAATACTATAGGTAATAGTCTGTACCCAACACTGAGCGCAACAAACTTGGTGGCCTCTAGCGGTGGTTTAGATTACGAGACAGTTGATTCCATTAAAAATGCAATCCCTAGTTTAATGCGAACCCGTAATGGCGCAGTAAGTCTTTCAGATTTTCAAGACATTGCCTTGACAACTCAGGGTGTAGCCAAGGCATATGTTTCCTACGCCTCATCTACTATCACCGCAACGGTTATCCCTGATCAAGCGGCGTATTTAACTGATGGTGCCGCTTCAGTAAGCATTGACCAAAACCTGCGTGATCGTGTTTCACGAGACTTATTAGGTAGGGCAATGCTTGGTGTAACTACTATCAGTGTCCCTAGTACAGTTTCTTTTACTAAGATTTATGTATATCTTGATTTGTTTGTTAAGTCTAGTTATATACAGTCAGTTATTATAAGTGAGGTACAAACCGCACTAGAGTCCTTATTTGCTTTTGACAGCGTATCTTTTGGCGACACAGTAACTGTGGGGGAAATTTACCGAACGGCAATGGCTATTGATGGTGTTGACTACATAATTGTTAAGGGATTTACAATTACAGCAGGTGGCGCTACCACGATTGACGGTAGCGGAAAGATTGTTGTAGCCGCTAATAAACTTCCAAAATTGGGCCTTGTTACAATCAATAATCCTGTTACTGGTGGAGTGTCAGCAGTCTAATGGCCCGTATATCTTTTACATTAAAAACTAATGTTGGAAGTGACCCTAACTATGCTGGGTCGTTTCTCCAGCCTGGATCAGCCAACATTTACGGTGATGATGGCTCAGCACTAAAAGCCGATGGTTATGTAACTACCCCAGCAACTGCTATGGGTACCTCTTCATATATATCTGCAATGCCTACTGATTATAATAAAGTATTA